CATTTTACAGGGCTTGATATGGTAGACGGAAGTGCCATTTCTAACTGTACAGCTCATTCAATACTGTTTGATGATTTGGTTTCCATAATACAACGGTGTGCTAAAAAATCCCGTTGTATTGATAGTGTGATGTATTATGCTAGTGGGTATTCTTATGATGAGATAAGTGAAATCCTGAACATTCCTGTTGGAACTGTAAGAAGTCGTATTTCTTCCGGTCGGAAGTTTCTGCTTCATGAAATTGGATATTGATGATCGATTAAAAGTGTATGGAAATAACTTTTTTCATAAATATAGCAAAATAGTTATATTTTTATTTGGTGGTTTATAGCAAAAACGCTATATTTGTATCGTCTTAAATAAACGGTCTTTTACATTATGAAGTACAATCAGTTTTTTGCGGAACTTACCGCAGCAGGTTGTTACGTTCTTAGGCATGGGGCTAATCATGATATTTGGTACAGCCCCAAGACAGGAAACAAATTTGCCCTGTCAAGGCATGGCAAACAGGAAGTGCCTACCGGAATGGAACGTAAAGCAAGAAAGGTTCTTTTGGGGGAGTAATCCCCCTACCTTTTGCGCTTTATTATCTAAAGGACTGTAAATGTTGAGACAATGGGGTACGGTATATTGCCGTACTCCTATTTTTAAAGCAATGGATATGAAAGTAACTGTAATCATGGAAAAGGCGAGCGATGGGTATTACTCATGCTTTGTCGAGGAAGATTTACCCGGCTTTGGTTTGGCAGGGTATGGAGATACGGCGGAAGCCGCGAAAGAGGATATGATGAAAGCATATGAGGAAATAAAGGAGATGCAGGCAGAAGAAGGCAAGGAAATGCCGGAATTGGAGTTTATCTACAAATATGATATGCAGTCTTTCTTCAACTATTTCTCATTCCTGAATGTTACTAAGGTTGCAGAGTTGGCAGGTATCAATGCTTCATTGATGAGACAATATACTTCCGGTGTGACAGTAGCCGGACAAAAACAATATGATAAGATACGGGTAGCGGTGGAACGTATATCTAAAGAACTTTCCGCAGCCACTTTCTAAAGATAGTGTACCGCTGTGAAGCGAGACCGTTTTAAGACAAAGGCAGGCTCCGTTCCTTTATATATGGGTTCGGAGCTTTTTTATGAAAGTATTAATTTGTAAATTGAGAATGCAGAAAGTCATAATTATTTTATGTTTTATCTATTGCGTTGAAAAATAAATAGTTATGTCTTGCTTTTGCAAAATGCAATTTTCAAGAATTTAGCCAATCGGGAAACCGGTTGGCTTTTTCTATATATTTGCTCGTGAACGTTCAAAACGAGTTAAAATGCTTTGTAAATATGTACTTACAGTTGATAGTATTTCCTATGATATTCCCAAATCTTGTATTCAGAATTGGGATGAAATAAAGTTTTCCCGTAAACGCTCCGGACTTGAAGGAATAACTAGAACCTTTACTTCAAAATTCCAGTTTGTGGGAGAAGCCTATGATCTCATATTGGAGGAGTATTTGAGCAAATACCTGGCTTCTAATGCTAGTATCACTGTTTATACTATAACTAATTCTCATACTTATGAAGAATTCTTCAGTTGCCGACTGGATTTCGGTTCATTGACCTATGATGGAAATGCTGTTTCTATTAATTCGATAGATGATAGTGTCGCTAATATCATAAAGGCTAACAAAGGAACGCAGTACGAATATTCGGTAGATGAGATAAAAGATGTATATCAGCTTTATTATGATTCTGTAAGTATGAATTATAGTCAACCGCATACATTAGGTGGTAATACTGTAGAAAATGATGCTTCTTTGCAATATATTGTAATTGACAAAGGAATATATGTAGAAGCTATAACATATTCGCTTCCCTTATATATTTCTGGTGGTGAACTTCCGTCACGGGATTCACCTCTTGAGTTTTATGATGCACCACAAGAATCGAAAGATGATCCAAATGTATTTGTTAAAGCCTTGTCCGACATTGATATAGTATTGAATTTTAGTTTTGAATACTATATCAGTTATAGTGATGCGTATACAACTAAAGCTGAAATTGTTCTAGGTGGGCGTTACGAAGATGGTCGTTTAGTCGAGTTGAAAAGATGGGGGTATAATAAGGGGGATGTTACTCCAAGTAATCTGAATGAATCCATCAAGATTCATCTGACTAAAGGGCAGGCTTTATTTTTTGATTTGAAGGTAACATTTAACAGAGTTAATGCTTCTACTGGCAATATTTATTTTCGTAATTTCAAATTTGAGACACGCTTTACTTCTCGAGCTAACCCTATCTATGTGGATGCAATAAGACCTATTGATGTGTTAAACCGATTGCTTAAAAGCATGAATGGTGGAAATGAAGGTATCTATGGTGAAATAGCTTCAGGTGTTGATGAAAGGTTAGATAATTGCGTGATATTAGCTGCTGAAAGTATCCGTGGAATCCCCCAAGCTAAGCTATATACTTCTTATACAAAGTTTAAAAACTGGATGGAAACAGTTTTT